ACTCGCCGGGCGGCGATGTGTTTGCTGCCAGTCAGATCTATACCATGCTCCGAAACCATCCGGGCAAGGTTACGGTCAAGATTGACGGCATTGCCGCTTCTGCGGCTTCTGTGGTGGCGATGGCTGGAGAAGAAACCTTGATTTCACCGACCGGAATGCTGATGTGCCACAATCCGATGACCTGTGCCATGGGCAACAAGGCAGATATGGAGAAAGCAATCGCACTTCTGGATGAAGTCAAGGAATCCATTATCAATGCTTATGCAGAAAAATCGCATCTCAGCCGCAATAAGATCGCAAAGCTGATGGATGAAGAAACGTGGATGAATGCAGAAAAAGCATTGCAGCTGGGATTTGTAGACGGCATTCTCTTTTCTAAAAAGAATCCGTTTGCTCCAGAAGAAGAACCCGAAAAAATAGATCCAGATGAAGAAACAGAGGAATCTTCGGAAGAAGATCCGGATGAAAAAAAGAAGGAAAGCACAGCGTCCATGCTGTACACACCATCTAAAACGCTGGATTCTTTTCTGCAGAAGATTTCTGTAACTGCATCCAAAGGCACGCCGATCAACCAATTGGACAAGCGGCTGGAGCTTTTGAAATATTAAAACCTATAGGAGGACTGATACTATGACAATTCAGGAACTGAGAGAAAAAAGAAGCAAGGCATGGGATACTGCCCGTGACTTTTTGGATTCCAAGCGAAATGAAAGCGGT